GTGCACAGCGCGCTTAGAGAAAAGCGCCAATTGCTGTGGCTATTGAAGGACCATAATCGGCAAGTAAATTAATACCGGTATTAACAATACCTTTCCAATCCATTTCACTGGATCTTGCCGGACCACCAAGTCCTTTGGAAGCATAATGGCTGGACATTGCACTTAATGCCACTGATTGCTTCAATGCATCAGGTTTACCGACCTGAGCATTTGCGGTCAAAAGCTGATTGTTTGAATAAGCTTCAATATTCCAACATATTGTAACCTTAAAAACATCAGCATTTAAGGGAAGCCCCTGAAAACCAAATTGAATAGGAGGAACTGTATCAGAACCAGACTCCACATCAACACTCAAAGCGAGAGAATTAAAAAGGCCTAGGGGCAACCAAACCTGCCACCCACCATCACGGGCAGCAGTAGTGACTGAATAATTGTAATCAGCCAATTCATCAAATGTTAAGAGAACTTCATCATCAGGAGTGGGAGGTGTGCAAGCTAAAGCACACTCACCAGAATTATTCAACTCAGTACCAATGTATTCAACGTGAATACACCCGGAAACGGTTCTATAATTGGTAAGAGTTGCCGCTAATGTAGTATAATCATGCACATCAGCAGTGGGATTGGGGGCAGAGGGATCAGGTGTATAAGCAACACCATCAATGGTTAAAGTAGGATAAGCATCACCACCAGGATAAACAGTGGAAGAACCACTAAAAATGTTTATTGACTGATGGAGCTGAGGATAACAAATAACCATTCCTTTACCTAAGCCTCCAGAATTAATAATTCCTCTAGTTTGAACTTGGATAGTAGCACAAGGAAACATAGAGCTATCTGGAATTCTAACATTTGGAAAATTCATGGGTTGAGCAAGAGTACGTAGATAATCAAACCAAGCATGATTAATATCTTGCTTGGCAGAATAAGTGCTCATAAAATCCCCACGACGAAGAGAGCGAGCTCTTGCACGCTGGCGTCTAGTTATCTTTGCATTTCCAGGAGCAACAACCAATTGTGCTCTTTGAGGAAGACGACCAGTATTTATAACTTTAACTCTCTGAACTTTAGGACGACCCACTTTTTGATTGATAACAACTGCTCTTTGAGGACGAACATTTTTC